AGCTGGAAGATCAGTCCCTTGAACTTCTCTACCGACCAACGACCATCAGCATCTACGTTAAGGTCAAAAATACCTTTTGTAGAAGTAGAACCAGTTACAGTAGTAGCACCAGTCTTTGCTTGGGAGTTAATGGTACGAATCACTTCACGGTTAATTTCCGCAAGGATTTCAGCAGACAGAATGTTAGCAAGTTCTGTCTCAGCGTCAAGACCGTGGATTGCCTTCAGGTCTTGTGCCAGTTCCATTGTGTACTCAGCCTTGAGCGCACGGGACTTAGCAGTTACTGTTGCCTTGTCAATGGTGAAACCCATCTCAGCAAATTCGGAGTTAGTTCCGTTGCCAAGTGCTTCAGCATTAGCAGTAGACATACCAGCACCAGCAAGTGCTGTACGACGGTTATCGTCTGCATCGGAGTCAGAACCTACAGAAGAGGAATCCAAACCAGCAGGGTCTGAATCTTGAGTGAATGAAGAGTCACCAGAGAAACCAGTGAGTGCTTCGTCAAACAGTGCTTCATCACCAGAAGTAGCACCAGCACGGGTAGTCTTGTAGTTGGACTTCATCGCAAAGATGAGACCAGTAGGACCAGTCATTGGTTGTACACCACATACATCGTATGCAATCAGGTTAGGCATAGCACGACGAACCAAAGAAATCAGTACTGGATCGAAGTTTTGTACGTTACCGGTTTCGGTGCCATACTCGTTAATCATGCCAAAAGAAGCCTGTTGTGCTTCTTCACGCATTGCCTTTTCTTGGTTTTCAAGGATTGCCGCAGTTACTTGCTTGCGGTAATGATCGGAAATAGGACCAGCAGTTTCTTCATTAAGAACTGGAGCCCACTTTTGTACGAGTTTATCGTAAGATACTTGAGGAGTCATTGTTTATACACCTTCTTTCTTATTGTTTTGCGGTTCTTTTGATTGCGGAGATATAACGAGACATAGCATCGGAAATTTCTTCCTCTTCTACAGACTCATCAATTTCTTCACCTACAATCTGTGGAGTTTTCTTAGTGAAGTAAGATTCTTTGATGGTAGATACTTTTTGTGCAAAAGTCTCTTCATCTTCGAAATCAATATCTTCAGCGAGGGATTTCAACTTCTCTACCTGTGTTTCAGCAAGATCACGGGAATGTTCACGGATGATAGCATCACGCTTCAGTTCTTCCAGTTCACCGTTCATACGGATAGATTGTTCTGTGGATTCATTGAGTTTTTCTTCAAGTTCACGAACCTGAGTTCCTAACTCATCGACCAAATCAACTTTAGACTCAGGTACGTCTACATAAGACTCAGTGAACAGGTTCTTCAAACCATTCATAAAGTCTTCTGCAAGTTCAGTGCGGAGACCATGCTCAATAGCAAGCTTGTTCTCTTCCATAAACTTTTCTACAACGTAGTTCAAGTATCCGTCGATTTGCTCTACCATTTCCTCACGGGTGGTCTTGAGTTCTTCGTCAAATTCTTCTTGAAGTTCAGATTCAATGCGTGCAACTTCTTCAGAAACCTTAGACTTAACAGCAGCTTCCATAATGACAGCAGCCTTGTCTTTGAATGTTTCAGAAAGAGTTGCTTCAGATTCAACCAGAGCATTCATGTCAGCAGTTACATCAACGGATACCGCTGCTGCCTTTTCATGAATTTCATCTGTGTCAAAGTCATCTGCATCAAAATCTTCTTTCATTTTCATTGCATTCATCATCTTGCCGTAAGATGCCTGAAGGTCAGACTTCTTCATCTTAGACATTTCAGAATACATCGCATTAATCATACCAGCTTTAGTGCCTGGAATCTTGTCAGCAACTTGGTCACCCTTAGTTGCTTCACCGCCAGGAACTTTTGCTTTAGATGGTGCTGACTTTTTAGCAGCAGCAGCATCATGAGCAGCAGCCTTAGCACCGTCATATTCAGGTGCAGTCTGTGCTTCAGACACTTCATCAGTCTCAGAGTCTTCGGAAATATCTTCCTCAATAACCTCTTCAACAGATTCGATGTCTTCATACATTTCTTGTTCGGACATGTTTATCTCCTATTAAAGATTAATTTTAGAGAGGAAATTTTTAAACTCCCGAATCTCAATCGCAGAGCGATCAGACCTAGAAGCATTATTAATTTCAGTCCCAATTCTCTCAAGTTCTTGTGCTTCTAAGACACCGTTATTCCAAATCCACTCTACACCTTCCATAATCCCATTAACGAAAGCCGATGGTGCAGATGGGTCTTGTACGATATCTACGGTGTTAAGAACAAAGTCTTTACCGACCATGTTCACTCCACCTTTTTGCTCAAGAGTTCCCATTCCACGAGTTGAAACACCTAGCTTAACTCCACCATCTAAGAGACCTTTCACAATCTTACCATTAGGGGTGTCAAGAATAAGTGCTTTCCCCATCACGTTATTACCGTCCCAATTCA